TGAAGTATCTGCGCTGGTTAAATTTAATATTGATCCAGCCCCACCTCCAGCGTCTTTTAATGTAACACTAGAATTAAAAGTCGCTGCACCTTCTGCAGACATATCAAATGTTAGTGCTGATATTTCACTACCACCATCATTACCTTTAATAGTTATATCACCATCACTCGTGGTGTTTTTAATTATACCGTTAACGCCGTCTATTTCTGTACCCATTATAAAATCACCATTACTCCAGTTATAGTTACAATTGCTTCAATAGTTATTGGCCCAGCTAATAGCGCATGACCGACAACTTGATTATCGTTAATGATAGCGTCATGTTCGGGAATTTGTTCCGAGGCAGGCTGTGCTCCAATGTATAAAGGTCCGCCTAGTTTTGTTGTTGACATAAATTACTCCTTACGCACTTATGGTATCAATAAAACTAACCCATAAGTCCATGGCACTTGCCGTGTCACAATCATGTGTTAACACGTCGCCTGATTTTAAAACTATTTTTGCGCCACCTTGAATTAGCTCAACTGAACTGTTGGGTGGAATTGATAAACCTTTGCATATATAATAATTAGCACTACTTCTAACTATGTAGATATCTACTGCTATAGTAGTGGATACAATGTTAGCTACTCTAATACCAATAATAGCGTCATCTGAATTTGACGTTAAAATTGCAGCAGCTGTGGTGCCTTGTGCTCGTGCGATTGCGTTTTCAAAATCCTGTGCCATAATATCTCCTTATATCATAAAGCTACCGCCATCGCAAGGGCGAAGCCGGGGGTTGTTTTGGTATCTAATTGGGTCTGAATGTTGCTCGTAACACCATCCGTAAAGTTTAATTCTGCCGCCGTTGCGGTAACTAAGGTACTAGCGATAGACAGTGCATCGGTTTCTAATGTGCCGTCAATGTCAGCATCGCCGGATATATCTAAAGTTGCTGCGTCAAGCTCGCCTGTTAAATTTATGTTTCTAAAACCTGCTATATCTTTGTTTGAGTCTACAATTACAGCTAATGAAACTGATATAGTCCCTGCTGTAATACCATCTAATAAATTTAGTTCTTCAGGTGTAGATGTAATCTGTGTTGTGCTTGCAGCCGCAAGTACCGGTATTGTACCGGAAACGTTTGGTAAATTAATTGTTCTATCACCAGTAGGATCGATAATAGTAAGAGTAGTTTCATGGGCATCAGCAGTAGCGCCTTCAAATACTATTGCGTTTTCAGCATTCATTGTAACTGTGTCTACAGTCGTAGTAGTGCCAGCCACAGTTAGTTTAGGTACTAATAATTCGCCGGTGCTTGGATTATATCTTAGTGCGCCGGTGTCATCTAATAAAGCATTTGACTCATTGTGAAATACAACCGGAAAGTTTGTGTTAGCTGTGCTATCGGTAACTGTTACTGTAGAGGCTAATGTAACTGTTGTTCCGGCAATCACACTTGCTAAAGCAGTGCCACCAACTGTTATTGCATCAGCTTCTAACGTACCGTCAATGTCAGCATCGCCGGATATATCTAAAGTAGCTCCATCTAACTCGCCTGAAATAGTTAAATTTCTAATACCTGTATAATCTTTGTTTGCATCTAAAATAACTGCTTTAGAAGCAATCGCTGTACCAACTGCGGTACTGCCTAAATCTAAGGCGTTAAGTTCTCCAACAACTGCAGTGATACCATCTAGTGCATTTAACTCTGTTGCCGTAGAAGTTACTGCTACGTCTTCGTTTATTTTTGGTGAAGTTAAAGTTTTATTTGTAAGTGTAGCAGTTGAAGCTGTTGAGACTAATCTAGAGTCCCCACCTGTACTAGGTAGGGTCAAAACATTATTAGCACTTTCTGAATGTGGTGCAGCTTTTATCTGTTGTCCATGAGAGTTATTCTCACAATTAAATTGAATAGTGCCTTGATTAGTATTACCTCTAACAGTTACATGACCTGTACCATTAGGGGCTAATTCTAAATCCGCATTAGAAGTAGTTACGATGTCTGAAGTGATTGTTAAATCTCCTGCAACTGTAACATTTTGACTTGCATCAATTGTTAAAGCAGCAGTGCCACCTGTTGTCATTGTAATTACATCAGATCCACTAAATTCAATTTTAGTATTAGTGTCTCCGTCTCCAGTAATAGAATCTAATTGTATGTCGCCAGCATTGGTAAAATTAGAATCACTTAAATCAAAAGTTCCTGTAACATCTAAGTTACCGCCAACAGTTAAATTAGCGCCTAGAGTAACGTCACCGTCTGCGTCCAGGAATACGGACCGCGCTGCGGGCATAGTACAAAATACTGTTTTCGTACCAGCAGAAAAGTTAACGGCACTATCACTGTTAGAACTAGCATATATGGTAGTACGAGTAAGATCAGAACTGTCACCATCTAAGGTGCCAAGACCAACTTCAAACTCATCTGCAGTAGAATGAAAAATTGCATAGTAAGTAGTATTAGAGTTACCAATACCTGCAGCAAAAGTTTCAAAACCATCTGAAGCACCGCCCAGGGATAACGCACCGGTGCCGGTTGTGGTTGTGGTCTCTTTGACTCTTTCGTTAAGTACTAACGCCATCTAGTCTCCTTATGCCAATCTTATAATTGCTGTACTCGTCCCTGCTGCTGGAAATTGTATCGTAAAAGTTCCTGCAGTAGTTGTAAAATCACCACCAAAATCTAACCAACAAACAGCGTTGGCACTAGCAGTATTTGCACCACCACTTGATTGATAGATAAGTGCAAACTTTGCAGTGATTGTAGCTGTGGTAAAAGATGTGTCAGCAAAATCTATAAAAGCTGTAGTTGCTGACGATCCACCGGTTACACCATTATTAGTTAAAGTATTACCACCACTAGTATAGTTGGTACCACTTGCTTCGTTAGTTGTATCAAATACAGAGTCTGTTGCTGCTGCAGTTCTAGATGAAGTATACAAAGCTATTTTATAAGTGTCGCCACCTGATTGAAAATTGTGGTTGCCTTTTAACAACTGATCTTTAAAAACATTACTAATTACATTAGCCATATATATTCTCCTTAAGGGTTTTCAGATGGCACCGGTATTCGCGGTATGCCATCCATGTATTCATCTCTTCTTCTTCTGCCCATTTGTTCACCAGCAAATGGAGTTAGTGCCTCTTTATAATACTGTTCATACATTTGCACCATTTGCGGATTTTTTAAAAATCTAAAAGCTTCTACGAGGCAGGCATAAAGCAACATTTCTGGTGCGTTATTACTGATCCAAGTAGTGGTAGTACTTGAAGATAGTCCTGTTGGTTGCGCATTATACGCTAGTTCAACAGTATATGTTGCATCAGGCGAGGGAGCAAGTAATAATGTGTCATTGTCCCAATTTGCGTAATATTTTGGTGTTCCAGTAGTGGTTCTGTTTGGTACAAATTCATTAATAAAAGACGTGTCTTTTTTCTCTAAAGTAACTCGTATGTTATTAGTGTCAAAAATTTGTATGTATCTAACAAAAGCAAAAAGCTGTGGAGTAGCTCCAGGCATAGCTACAAAGGGATCACCTATCGTTAAATTGGCCGTTTTATATTTTTTAAAAACGTCTAAATCAACATTTCTAAAAATTCTAGACTCAGCGTGTTCTATAATATCATTAAGAATAGTTGTTGTTAAAACATTACTATCAGTTTCAGTATAATCTATTATTTGTTGTGTTAGTTCTGCGTATGTTGTCATGCTACTATTGTTGCCGGGCCAGCGTAAGCGCGGAAACCTCCCCCTGTTATATTACCAGTTGTTGCAGTATCTGTTGCTACGGTAAAGCTATAAGTCTTCGCATCAACAACTGTTATTGTATATCCTGCAGATCTATTTATGTTTGTATCTGTTATACCATCAAAACTAACAGCGTTATAAAAACGCACAGTATCGCTACTAGCTCTACCATGATCTACTTCTGTTACTGTTATAGAGCTTGTGCCTGCAGTCCCTGTTTTAAAAGAACTGTCTTTTAACAAATTAGGCACAGCAGTTTCAGTTCTATCTGATCTTGATTCTCGTAAAGATTGTGCATCAGCCGTGTGTGCATGTGGTTCTAATTGTGGGTGTTTAGCTTCAAACTCAGATCTATGTACTAGAGAACCGTTCCATTCTTTTAACATTTCATTATAAGGAAAAGCCATACCACTGCGATCAGATATTGCTTTAGCTCTTTTACCAATAGAATATTTAGACATTACTATAATACGTCCTTGGCGTTATGTAAGTGCTAGTTGAAGAACCATCTTCTGTTATTGCACGATTTAATTCATCTTCGTACAACATTTTATTTTGCTGCACTATTTGAGGATTGTATTTTTGCGCTAAGTAGTAAGCTAAACCTGATACCATGCACGGCACAAAACGATAGGGCACATCTCCGGCATTCGTATAATCACCAACGTCTTCTATTCTTTTAACATAATAAATATGCATATCAGCACTTGCTGCTGTTGAGTCTGGCACAGGATAAACTGTGAGGGTTACTCTATCTATAAATCTTTGTACATAGTACTGCACTGGTGTGCCTACTTGTAGTTTATTACCTAGTGCTGAATAAGTTGATCTATCTATCTTTGTCATAGCTATATCTAATTGGTTGCTTGCAGTTCTGTTGGTTCTGTGAGTTGCCTCTAGTACATCATCCATTCCAAAAATAGTGGATGCTACTTGATTAGTTGTTGCTTGAGCACGATTAGAATCAGAAGTGTCATCTGCGGCACTTCTAAAAAAATGATATTCGGATTGGTTTTCTACTAGGTCGATATTAGTTTCTTGTAGTTCCCAATAGTGTAGACCCCTGTTGCCCCATTCTTGAAACATTATGTTTAAAGAACGTCTAGCTGATTTAATTTGATAACCTGTTAATTGGTCTATACCGACACGTTGGTATGCTTCTTCAATAACTTCATCAATAGAAAAAGTTTTATCGAACGTTGCTGTTCCTGAAGTAGTGTTTGGCATATGCTACTCCTATTAATAATTTTTAAGCCACTCACATGTAATGGTTGCACTGTCATTAGCAGTAC